ATGCTCACCGACACAAAGCTGAAGAACCTGAAGCCCCGAGAAAAAGCCTACAAGGTCACAGATCGGGAGGGGCTATATGTATCGGTCCAGCCCGGCGGCACCGTGTCTTTCCGTTATGACTACCGGTTTAATGGTCGGCGCGAGACGCTGACGATCGGAAAGTATGGGCCTGACGGTATCAGTCTGGCGGAAGCACGCGAAAAATTAAATACCGCCAAAAAGCTGATCGACGCTGGCACATCACCGGCTGCGGCGAAGCGTGACGGTAAAAAACACATCACTGGTGCTGACCGCTTCAATCATTTTACCGTCAGCTATATGGCGCATGTTCGCCTGGCTGACAGTACGCGCGCCATGAAGCAGGCTGTTATTGACCGCGACATTCTCCCGGCGCTGGGCAACAAGCTGATGACCGAGATCACCACCGCGATGGTGCGTGACCTGTGTGACAGGATTGTCGCGCGCGGCGGCCGGGCGACTGCGGTGCAGGCACGGGAGATTGTTGCCAGCGTCTTCCGGTATGCCGCTGACAGGGGCCACGATTACGTTAACCCGGCGGAACGCATCAAAGCATCGTCGATCGCCACCTTTGAGCCGCGCACTACCGCGCTGACGCCAGCAGAGATCGGTCTGTTCTTCCGCACCCTGGACAATGTGGCCACAATGCCGACGCTTAAGCTGGCGCTGAAGTTCGTCATGCTGACGCTGGTCAGGAAAAGCGAGTTTACTAACGCGGTGTGGGATGAGATCGACTTTGGCCGCCAGCTATGGCAGATACCCGCCGGGCGAATGAAGGCGAGCAGGGCGCACATCATCCCGCTGTCGAGCCAGGCGCATGATCTGCTGGTGGGCCTGCAGATGTGTGCCGGCGGCAGCCGGTATCTGCTAGCTGGTCGGTATGACCTGACGAAGCCGCTGTCGAACGCGGCGCTTAATCGGGTGATCAATATTACGATTGAGGAAACGAGAAAAGAGGGTAAGCCGGGGTTGGGGGATTTTTCGGTTCACGACCTGCGGCGCACAGCGAGTACGCTGCTGCACGAAGCGGGGTATCCGTCTGACTGGATAGAGAAGTGTCTGGCCCATGAGCAGAAAGGTGTGCGCGCGGTATACAACAAAGCGGAATACCTTCCGCAACGCACGTTTATGCTGCAGCAATGGGCCGACATGGTGGATGGGTGGACAGATGGGAGCCTTTCAGATTTGGTGCCGTTCTCACCATTGCGGTTTGAAGAGTGGATGGCTCAGCGTTCAGGGTGATCGCCGAGAGTGTTATCAGCCAGCAGCGCTGACAGGTAAATCAGTGCTGCCGGGAACCATGCCAGGCAGATAAAGACTGACTGCGGTGAGTGCGGCCCGTCTTCCAGCTTGCCCAGCAGATATGCGGCAATCATCAGATAAATCGACAGTGCGATCAAAGTGATTTCCCTCCATTCTGATTGGTGCACTGCTCCTGCTGATCAAACTCAGCATCGACGATCAGGTCGTGCGCTTCACGCGCCAGCGTGTCGATAGCGTTCAGGTGCGCCCGGAACTGCTCCGGCTTCAGGTCGCGTTTTTTAGCTAGGTCGATGATTGCTAGTTGAATATTGCGGGCCTGGTGCATAAGCGGTATTGGTACTACCAGTTGAGTTACCTGTGTCATGCTGCATTACCTCTCGTTAGCTTAACCATGCCGCGAGTAACCTCGATTCGGCGTGGCTGTTTGTCGGTTTCCGTGAATCCAGCAGGGATCAGCTCTACATCGTTGCGAGGATTTTGATTACCCCAGTGGTGCCACCCTTCGGCATTGCCGCGGCTAAACAATTCGATGCGTGACACGTCACCATACAGAAGCTCCAGCCTGTGGCGGGCTTCCCATGGTTTGGCGCTGTGCTCACCCAGCGGGCTGTAAATCACCTGCTTTATGGATGCGCTCATACGCTCCAGACCGGCACCGCGCACAGCGATCAGGCAGTCTTCGGTGTTGGCGCGGGTGTAGTTGCCGCCGTTCATGCGCGTCTGGGTGTTCAGCAGCGCCAGAAGGTCATAGAAATCTTCGATCTCGCCATCTCGCAGCGCTTTGTTGATGTGCTGCTCCGCCAGCTGGTTCAGCTTCACCCAAGTGAATCCCTTCATCGTGCGCACGGAAAAGCCCCACGCTTCCGCCAGCGCGATAGCTTCTTCAGCGTGCGTGCCGGTGTACCACATCGCCAGCACGGCATCAGGTGCCGCCAGCGACCACACTGGCAGGCGCTTCAGGTCAGCCATCGACATGGTGCCGTAGTGGTTATCTGCAGCACCGTTGCTGATGGTATTGCCATATGACCAGGGGGGATCGGCATAAATCAGCTGATAGTTCATGCCCGCACCTCGCGCGCCGAACGCAGCAGCTGATCCATACGGTAAACCTGGCTATTTGCCCGGCACTCATCAAACACCACGTTGATGCTGTTCATCGCATTCAGCCGGCGGTTTGCGTTGCTCAACCGGTTACGCATTTCACTTTGGCTGATCACTACATCGCTGTTTTTCAGCCAGCAGATGTAATCTCTGCGGAATCTTGCGCGCATAACCTCACCAGCACGCACCAGAAGACTCAGTGCCGACATTGAGCTTTCACGTTTCAGGCCATGCTCTGCCAGATACGCATGGATATCGACGGACCGGGATCCGCCATTCTCTTTCAGATAGGTGAGGATTAACTCTTTCGATGTCATGATCAGCCCGCCATTCTCATCGCTGAACGCTCAGCGGCTTTACGGTGGTTGGGATTGGCTTCAAACTTCGCCGCCAGTGACGGGTCACGCTGCGCCGCGCTGGCGTTACGCTGACGCTCATCAAGCCAGGCTTCCACTTCATCAACGTTCCATGCGACAGTGCGGTTAGTCAGCGGGAAGCGCTTCGGGAACTCGCCATTCTTTTCCATCTGATTGATGGTGTACTCAGACAGCGGCACGCGCTCGAGCAGCTGATCTTTACGGATTGCACCTTTCATAATTTTTTCTCTCCAAAGAAAAGGGGCCGCAATTGGCCCCTGAGTTTTCACTGGTGTTGGTTAAACGTATTCGGCGCGCATGTCGCCAAGCGTGATGCTGAAGCCTTCGTGCAGCTCATCCCCCAGCGCACCTTTCAGGCGCTGCAGGTCTGCTTCAACCTTCACAAAAGTTTCTTTCGCGTCCGGCGCGCTGGCGTCCAGGCTGTTGATTGCTGCTTCAATCTGGCGGCGGGCGTCGTGGTGCTTATAGACTTTGACGGCTTTAGCGCGCAGCGAGCGGAAGGTGGATTCGGTTAAGTCATCCTTGTGCTGGCTGATCTTCTCACCGACGGCGCTGGCTTTCTCCAGCGTGTCAGCCTGCTCAATCTCTTCCTGCAGACCGGCCACCAGCACGGAGTCGTCACGGTTATCAGTTGTCGGTACCGTCTCACTGCTGCTGCCGATCATGGTGTTCAGGTCAGCGGTGGTGCGCGGAGTGATGTCTCGTTCGCCGCGCGGCGTCTCGTCGAGTTCATCCGGCGTGTACACACCCAGCAGCACGTCCGGGGCATGCAGGCGCGCCCATCGCTTAGTGCAGAGGTAAGCAAGTTGTTGCTTTGGATCCTGCTCCCACAGCGGCGAGTTACGCACGCCAGCCTGCGCCATGCTGATGGTCAGCTCACGCGGCTCAGACTCACCTTTGATCACCGCCGAAACGGTGACGGTCAGGAAGTCCGATTTATCGTTCTTGCCGGTACACTTCGACCAGTCGCCGCTCCAGCTGTAATTAATCCGGCTGGAGAGAAGGTTGGAAGACGATACGACTGCGTTTACCAGTTGCGCCTCGTAGCCCAGAGCGCCATTCACGATGTGCGTCTTCTGCGCCACTGCGTAGGGGTTCATGCCCCACTGCGCCGCCTGCATGGTGACGGCCAGGCAGTCAGCGGGCTTACCGCGAAGATGTTGAGGAATGGCGACAACACCTTCAGACATCACCTGAGCGAACTGCTGCAGTTGCATCAGGCTTTGTGGGTTGAAGATGGTGGCGGCAGTGCTGGTGGTCTCACTGGTTACTAAATTAGTGCTCATGCCTGATTATCCTTTTTGCGCGCCCATGCCGGGCGGGAAAGTGATTCAACGCCGCCCCAGGAATTGGTCTGGCGGCACTGGTGATAGGTATTCAGATCACGCCGGTAAAGATCGTGACCCACGGCTACATCCTCCTGCTCCAGCTGGAAGACACGCACCGGGTAGCGGCCGCAATCAATGCTCTCGCTGACGGCGATAAAGACGAACTGCGGGTATTCGTTGAAGTGCTGATAGAAGCCGTCGCGGTACATGGCATCCTGTACGTGGTAGCGGAACTCTTCGACGTGACGGGCAAAGCGCTCCATGTCCGCCACTTTCTTCACGTCCACGATTACCGGCTGATTTTTCAGGAACCGGTCCGGGCGGATCCGGCACAGCTCGCCGGTCTGCTCATCGTCCCAGTAAATAGACGCTTCACAGTGGCCCTCTGCTTCCAGAAAGTACCGCGCCGCCGGATGGGCGAATGCGCTGGCGCGCATCAGCTTCAGCTTGCGGTGATCTTCATGCTCCAGCACCGTTTTACCGGTGTAGCTGCAATCCTTCAGGAACGCGGCTTCAGCCTCCTTACCGGCATTCGTGCGCCGATTGAATGGCGGTGCTTCAATGAAGCGGGCGCCGAACTCTTCAGGCTCCAGCAGGATGCAGTGAAGGGCGGTGCCCATGTCGAGCGCCGTCTTCTTCTCTTCATCCTCTGGCGCTGACTTGCGCCACTGGAACACAGCTGGGTTTATGGCGATGTCGTCCAGCTGCGATTTACTGACGCCGGGGCCAGCGTGATAGGCCTCATTGCTGATGTTGAGATAAAGCCCCGGATCACTCGGGGCCAGTTTGATTTCAGGCATCGCTGTCATGGCGTCCAGTCCTTACCGAGCCAGCCTTTGTCCTGCCAGTCGAGTTTGGCCTGTGCCAGGCAGATTTTATCGACCATCTCTGCATAAGCATCCTGCGCGGCGTCATTGCGCAGACCCGGCAGCGAGGTATGCAGGAAAGGGTTATAAAGCCGGGTTAATTCTTCCGGCCACTGTGCCTGGAGTTCGTCCGCACGGTCACGGATCCACTCATCTTTGCCGATCTGAGCATCATGCTGTTTCCAGCGGTGCTCTTCGGCGATGTCATGCTGTGCATATGCACCCATAAGCACCTCAGTAGTTGATGGTGACGGCCTGAATTTTGCCCATCACGATTGCTGTGATACAGGCTTTAGCCTGCTCATCGGTAAGACCTGCAGCCACCAAATCGGTGATAGCCTGCTGATTGATCACCCGGCGGTGCTCTCTGTCAGCGGAGCGGCGTGCCGTTTCATCGGCGATGCGCTTCTCTTCCGCCAGACGTGATGCTTCAGCCTCTGCGGCGCGTCGGCGCTCAGCATCAATAGCTTCCTGCTTTTCGCGCTCTGCTTTAGCCATGGCATCAGCCTTTTCCTGCTCGGCCCGGCGTTCTGCATCGATGCGCTGCTGTTCAATGCGAGCAGCTTCAGCTTTTAAATTTGCTTCACGCTTAGCCGCTGCTTCCCGTTCCTGCTGCGCTTTCAGCTCAGCCTGCCGGGTTGCTTCCTCTGCCGCTTCGCGCTTCAGCTGCTCATCACGTTTTCGCTGTGCTTCGGCTTCCTGCTCTTTACGCAGGCGCTCCAGCTCAGCAGCGGCATCTTCACGCTTTTTGGCTTCAGCCAGAGATAACTCCAGCCTCTGCACGGTGGCGTCTTTCGCAACACCAGCCTCTGCGCTCAGCTCCTGCCATGAGTCATCCAGCGTCACGGATTTTGCGGTGGCCAGTCGAGCGTTGATGTCATCAGAAGGAAGGTAATTACCCATCGCATCGACAACTTCAGCCAGGCCGCGCAGGTCAGCAATTCGCTGCTGTAATGCGTCTACGCGGGCCTTTTCCGCGTTCTCCCACTCGGTCAATGGCTGGCGTGTTTCATCGCGGATACGATCACACTCAGTAGTGAAGCGGCGCAACTCAGCTTCAATCACCTTCGGCTGCTCTTTCAGGCGCTTCAGGTAATCGCGACCGGGCTTTTCAATCGCTGTTTTACTGCGTGATACCTTTGCCGCCAGTGAGGCAATGCGGTCACGGCCTTTTTTGGTGCTAAGGTCAGGCGTTTCATTCACTGCCTGACGAATCTGCTCGAGGTACTGATCGAGACCATTTTCAACGTACAGCGTCGGTGCCTGTTCGGCGGTGATGCTGATTACTTCAAGCTCTGTGCTTTCGGACATAACCGTTACTCCATGTCTGCCGCGCAGCTGGCGGCCATTTTTTGTGTGAAGACCCACTCAATGCCTGCACGAAAGTCAGAGAACTGACGTTCAATGCCAAGCACGCAGGCGGTAAAGGTGTACTTGCCGTTCTGGTAACGATATTTCATTTCTGAATCCAGAATTACCGTTTTGGTAATAGTTGGCTGCAGGACAAATTGCCCTTGAGGCCATAGGCCTGTAAGGCGATTTTTCTGAACTGATCGCGGTTGACTGTCTGACTGAAACGCGTCTGGAGATTTGTCATCCTCCAGAGGTAACCACAGGCTATGCGAACTATTACAAAAGGCTCTCCGGTCACATCATTAATAGTCATGATTTGTCTCCGAAAGAGGGGATAGGTTAAGTCACTTTCCGGGCAGGCGTTCCGGTTCTACGGGTTAGCCTTGCCATCTGGTGGGCAGCCAGATTGGGGGTTGTGATTGCCCGTTTCGGATTGTTAAAGAGCGATTTTTAATTACCAAATTGGTAACACTTGAGGCTAATAATAATCTTTTTTCAGGCGGCGTCAATCGTTATCACAAGAAAAAATTACCATAACGGTAACTATCGAGGGCGGTGTCAGGTTCGGGAATGGGTGATTTAATGGGGATAACAGGGATAGGTTAACCCGGCTTTGACGGTATCTGGCTACATCATACCGTCACGAACCGGCGGGCATTACTGGTCTGATTCTTTCTGAGCCTGGTTGATCACAAACTCAATAAAGCTGGCAATCTTCTCTTTGTCTGACGGGTCCAGATTTTCATAGAGGTCACGGTCATACTGGATCTGGCGGGCATCAGCATTCGGGATCAGCAGCTCATAGCCATTGCGTCCGAACGCTTTCGCGATTGAATTGACGGTGCTGATAGTCGGGTCGATCTCTTTATTCAGAACGCGGCCCACAGTGGACTGATTAACACCGCTGGCGCGATGCACTTTACCCTGTGTTTTCAGGTCTTCAGACTTATCCATCCACACACGCAAATTCTGGGAAACAACGTCGCTGATTTCTATGTCCTGGGGAACAGGCGCCACATTGTCACGATCGTTATCCAGCCAGTAATCTTCCAGCTTGAGAAGTCTCTCAATATTGCGCGCCGCTGCGCTGCCCATTGGCTTATCGCGCGTCCATCGGCTGATCAGGTTCGGTAATGAACCCAGGGCTTTTGCCATCTGAGTCTGGTTACCTTCGAAACGGGTCTCAAGCAGGTAAATCAGGTTTGCTCTTCTGATCCCGGAAATCGGCTTCATCTTTTCCCTTCATACATGATGTGTGTTTATCAGGCTGTTGGGTGCAATTAAAGCCGATGTTACCTTTCTGGTAAATGCACCAGATTGGTAATACAGGTTGATAACTGCCACCAGTTAGGTAACAATTCAATGGATGAAATCGTTATCTGGAGGCACCAATGGCGCCGTTTGACTTCAAAGAGTTCTGGCAGGGACTGTCGCTGGAAGAAAAGAAGCAGCTGGCGAAAGAGGCCGGCACGACAGTGAATTATATCCGCACTCACCTGGTGTATGCCCGCCGCGTTCCGAGCCGTAACTATATGACGGAATTGCATAAAGCTGTCACCCGCATTAATCCTGAGATCAGCAAAGAACAGCTGTTATCTTTCTTCTACGCCGCAGCGTAACCGCTACGACCACCACCCCAGGAGCCGCCGATAAGGCGGCTTTTTTATACGCTTTTCTGCCTAAATTCCCTTATAAAACAACCAATCGTTACCAAATATGCAAATGCGCCTTGATTTCTTTTGCTGTTAGGCGAAAATAGTCGTAATAGTAAACGTAGGGTGAGGTGGCAAAATGAAAATTATTACTCGCATGGATGCTGCGAAAGCCGGTCTGAAGCGCTACTACACAGGAAAACTGTGTAAGCACGGCCATAAAAGCGAGCGTTACGTCTATAACGGCCACTGCGTGAAATGTGCGATGGACTCCAGTTTGCGCCGCCAGGCTGAGATTAAGCAGATTATGGAGAACGCCGCGGGAACCACTTCGCCGGGGGTGATCTGATGGCAAGCAGCTGGATAAAAGTTGAGGTGATCACCCCCGATAAACCAGAGATTTTCCAGATAGCGGAAATCCTGAACATCGATCCTGATGCGGTTCTTGGAAAGCTGGTCCGTATCTGGGCATGGGCTGACCAGCAGACAATCGACGGTAACGCTGGCAGCGTTACAAAGGGAGTACTGGATCGTATCGCTTTCATTACAGGATTCGCTGATTCACTGATCGCGGTGGGCTGGCTCTCATATGTAGATGGAAAGCTTACCCTGCCTAACTTCGAGCGGCATAACGGTGAATCCTCTAAAAAACGGGCACTTACAAACAGAAGGGTGGCTGAGCACCGGAAAAAGGAAGTTAAAAATGTAACGCTGCCAGCGTTACAAAAAGCGTTACCAGAGGAAGAGGAAGAGGAAGATATAAAAGATAAACCCCTCTCTAAGGGGCGTGTGCTTCAAAATGGGAATCCTCACCCGAGCGTTGCAAACCAGATACTGGATAACCGGCCACCAGCGGCAGGACCAAATGGCCTGATCGGAAAGTTCACGATGTTCGAAGGCTGGACACCTGACGATGATTTTCTGCTGAAGGCCGCACAGTGGGGGCTGAGTATCACCGACGTTCCACCACAGACTGCACTGGCTGAGTTCATCACCTACTGGCAGGCAGAGGGAAAAGCCTTCCACCACGCGCAATGGGAACAAAAATTTGCTCAGAGCCTGAAGCACCAGATGAGCAGGAAGAAACCAACCGGAGATAAACGCGATGAAAAGAATCGACGAGCTGATGGGTACTGCGGTCCGTGGCGGGGAGATGCCTACGAGTCATCAATCGAAGCCATGGCAGGGCAGCTTCGAGCAGAGGGAAGATCCCAACAGGAGATCTATCAAATTCTGGCAGGAGATGATGGGTCTGTACTCGGATCGGTGGCAGGCGAAGAATGGCAGAGCGCCGTCGTTACGCTGGAATCAGGCGATTACAGCTCTCACGGATCAGCAGCTTCAGGGCGTCGTTGATCAGTGCATCACCAGATGCTGTGAAGGAAACACTTTCGCACCTGACCTGGCAGAGTTTATGGCGATGGCCAGCCAGAGCGCGGGGAACCCATTCGGACTGGAAGTCGCAGACGTTATGGCGGAGTTCAGCCGGTACAACCGGAACCGACTGAGTTACAGCTGTGCTGAAACCTTCCCCTGGCGTCAGCCTGTTCTGTTCTGGATTGTGTGTGACCTGCGCCGGGAGATGTATCAGCGCAATCTCAGCGAGATGGAAGTCGAAAAGCGGGCTGATATCCATCTCAAAGCCTGGGCGGAAAAGATCCGGCTGGGTGAGACGGTGCCAGAGCCAAAGCCGCTTCTCTCTGAAAAGCCTGTTGCAGCAGCCAGAAACACCAGCGGGGATGGACATGCAGCAGCTATGCGAATGCTCGACAGAATCAAAAGCCGGAATGCTTCCGGTGTTCCAAAACAGTAATAATCCTGCACCGGCGGCACCAGATTCAATTATCCGGTAATTATGCAGGCAAGGAGCAGGCAGGAAGGTAAAATCCGGCAGAACGCGATACAGCGCGTTTTAGGGGCATAGCGATAAAGCGCAAATAAGCGCATTTTTTTACTTGATAAGTATTACCAAAATGGTAATAGTAACCAATGAGGTAACAGCATGCAGAAGCGTCTTTACGCACTGGGCAGACTCAAAACCGGCCAGATGAACAAATCCGAAACCGCCTATGCCGCTCACCTCGAGCTGCAGAAGCGTGCCGGGTTAATCCTCTGGTACCGGTTCGAAGGCATCAAGCTTCGCATCGCTGACAGCTGCTTCATCACCGTAGATTTCGCCGTGATGTATGCCAGTGGGCAGCTTGAAATGCATGACGTTAAAGGCTCAAAGCGGATCTTCAGCGATGACGCCAGGGTGAAGATGAAGGTCGCAGCGGACACGTATCCCTTCGCCTTCAAAGCAGTTTACCCGAAGCCAAAGGCAGCGGGATGGGATGTGGAAGAGTTCTGAACCTGTTAACCAGCGCCACCAAAAAGCGTGTTAACCCCGAAATTTGTGATTATCAATAACGGTCTGAGGTGAAAAATAATTATGCAAAATCAACAGTTAAGTGATGTTAAGGGCAGAGAGTTAGTCGCTGCAGGGCGTGCGTTTGCTAAAGCGATCGGCATGGATACGCCGCTGATCGAGATTGCGAAGATGATGGCTGAGCTGGCTACGCGCCTGGATTGCGCGCTGGTTCGCGGTGATGAGTTGCAGGCACAGCGTGACGCGCTGGCGGCTGAGAATGCAGCGCTTAAAGATGGTGCGGAATATTTCATGTATGGACCTGATTGTGGGTTTGAGCGCTACGACAGCCAAGATGAAGCTGTTAAAGCCGCCAATGAAATGATTGATAGCTACCGGGAAGACGCGGGAGACGGATGGTGCGATGAGGTTGAACAGGTTTGCTTCGGCATCGTTATTTCTTATTCGCGCCAGCACGACGTGCAGCAACCTTCTGAAGATAACGGCCTCCTAGGGTCTGTTGATTATATGATGAGCGCACCAAAAACCCCAGCAACCGACGCCTACCTCAACTCTGTGCGGGCTGAGGGTATCGAGCAGTGGGTATCCAGCCGCGAACCTAAATGGAACGGCACTACAGAGGATGCAAAGCGTTTCGCCGCCCAACTCCGCGCCGGTAAGGATGGTGAGTGATGGAACGTTGCCAGAATTGCCGCCGCTTCATGGGGGAGCCACGCCAGCCTAAAGTCGGAGAGCATGTAGACTTCACTATCGTCAGAGGGGATGGACGCAGTAAGCGTATATCTGTTCGCACCGGTAAGTTGATGCTGATAAAAGCTGATGGTTTTAGCGTTATCTATCGCGGCAGAGTTTATCACTCTGATGCGGTGTCATGCCCTGATGAGCCTTCAGCTTTAACCCTGTCTTTCGTCGGCATGTGCGAGTGTGAAAAGGAGGCTGATCATGCGTGAGCGCCCAATCATCTTTAACGCCGACATGGTTCGTGCAGTTCTCGACGGCAGAAAGACGCAGACGCGCCGTGCTGTAAAATTTCCATTCCGCGATAAAAATTTCGGTTGTGAGTTATCTGGTGGCGAGTTAGCCGGTGAAGTTTCCGCGGGGAACTACCGGAATTGCCCGTTCGGTGCAGTAGGTGATCGCCTGTGGGTGCGTGAGGCCTACCGGATGCCGGAAAGCCTTGATTGCTATTCGCCACAACAGGTGGCTGAACTGTCGCTGAATGCTGGATATAAAAAGCCCTGGGCACCAATTCAGTTAGAAGCTGATGGCGTGCGCACAGGAAAATGGAATGGCTTCGATACACCTCCATTGGTCACTGAGCCTGGTAAGTTGCGTCCATCCATCCACATGCCGCGCTGTGCTTCCCGCATAACGCTGGAGATTACCGGCGTTCGTGTGGAGCGGTTGAACAGTATCAATGAGCATGACGCTATCGCTGAAGGTTTGGCTGAAATAAGCAAAGACGGGCGAACCTATAAATACGGCGTTCCTGATCGTGACGGCTATCCCGGCACTGATGATTTTGGCTGGCCGTGGCATGAGTGGGAGCGTTACCCAATTAGCGCTTACAGCAAGCTATGGAAATCCATCTATGGCGATGAAAGCTGGCAGGCTAATCCATTCGTATGGGTCATTGAGTTTAAGCGCGTGGAGGTGGAGTGATGGCGCTGACTCACGATGAACTCTGCGATATTGCCTGCCGATTTTTGCAGAGCAACGGCTTTAAGGTGGCTTTCCACGATAAATTTCGCGCCTGGACTGCTTACGGTGAGCAGCCAGACGCCATAGGGTTCCGCAATGGCGCATCATGCCTGCTTGAAGCAAAGTGTTCGCGCGGTGATTTATTAGCTGATCGCAAAAAACCATTTCGTATCGACCCATCAAAGGGTATGGGCGACTGGCGATTCATGATTAGCGAGCCGGGTATTGTCGAGATTGGCGATTTACCAGATGGTTGGGGCCTGCTTCATGTGGTTAAAGGCCGCGTTAAAAAGGTATATGGCTGGCCTGCTAACTGGTCATGGGTAAACACGGAATCCAAGCCCTTCCAGGGTAATAAGCAGGCAGAGTGCGACATGATGCTTAGCGCGCTGCGCCGGATGGATATTCGCGGACACCTCAAAGAAATCTATGATGGCCTGCCTGTGAAAGAGGTGGTTAAGGAGGTCCTCAATGCCTAAATCCCCCGCTGAACGCAAAGCTGCGCAGCGTGCCAGACAGGCCGCTGCCGGTGGTAAAAAGCTGGAGCTGGCGCTGGATATTCAGGAACTGGAGATGCTGGCGCATAACTGCGCCGCACGGCGCCCCGGTCGTGAACCGTATGAGCTTAACGAGTACATAGCGCTGTTAATACGGAAGGATGCCGCCGAACTGGCACAGCAGCTGGAGGTGCTGGCCCACCAGCAGCGCGGGAAGTGCAAAGAGCAGTTGCCGGTGCAGGGTTGTCCGTGCAGCGGTGAGATGGCATGCTGGGTGACTAAGGGTTGGCATGACCTAAAATTAACCAGGTAGAAGCATGGCACGCAATAACAAAACCATCGTCACAATTCTTGAATACCCAGGCGTTCCGCTGGACGCCATTATCACTTCTGAGCTGGTTGAGCATAATGGAAATCACGTGGAGCAGACTATGCTGTCTCTTTCACCAGAGGCGCACGTGGCAGCATTCTGCTCAATGCTGGACCATGGCAATGAGGTGACCTTCGTACAGAAAAAAAAGGGCACAAGATTCGATCTGCATTATGCGGGTTTGAGCGGAAGCTATTATCAATTTTCAAGTCGCGTGAATGAATAACGTGACATGTTAATAATTCAGATATCAATAAGGAAATGAATATGCTCCTTAACGTTACCGTCCTGGGGACAGGAGAAAGGCTTGATGTGGAATTTAAAAAGTATCCGTCAGCGGGAGATATTGGAGTAATCCACAAGCCAGATGGCACGACGATTCGCTGCGAGGCAGCAATGGTCCCTGCTAATCGGGAGCCGGATGAGGATGAAGCTCCCATCGGAGTTTCAGTTATAATTCTTGAAGACTGATTATGCTGATAACCGCCGAATGGCGGTTTTTTATTGCCCACGCTAAACCCTCGCGCTAAATTACTGGTTATGTAAACAGTGTTCTGGGTAATTTATGCGTACTTTTAACTCTGGCGGTACCCGATTCTACTTCATGGGCAGGGGCGAAAAGCTTCCTGATATCCACGCCGGGCGAGACTTTACCAGCGGTTATATCATCTGGCCGCGCAGTAGTGGCAAATGGGATGTGCGATGGAAAACCACCGGTGAATGGGAAGAGATAGCCGGGCATCAGTTTGAAACCGAGAACGCAGCATTCCTCTGTGCCCACGAGCATCACGTTAAGCGAAGTTAACCTGCCTATTGGCGACTGCTGATTGCATGGTACTATTACCAAAACGGTAATTAATTTTGAGGTGTTACCATGCCCAAGCCGCAATCCACTAAACCACTCAATGAGCAGATGGTCCGCTACTGCGAAGAATACGTTAAGAACCCTGACGACCAGACCGCCTGCGCTATCGCCGCCGGGTACTCACCAGCCACAGCCGTTAATCAGGCCAGCCGACTAATGGCCGATCCCCGCATTCAGGAACGCATCGCACATCTGCGCCAGGCTCGCAGCCGCCGCACAAAGATTGATGCCGATTACGTGCTGAAGAGGCTGGTGGAGATTGACCAGATGGACGTGCTCGACATTCTGACCGATGAAGGCGGATTGAAGCCAGTCAGCCTGTGGCCCAAAGTCTGGCGCACGTCTCTAAGCGCCATGGACATCAACCGGATCCGCATGGCCGGTGGAGATGGTGAAGAGGATATCGAATCGACCATGCAGAAGGTTAAGTGGCCGGACAAGGTGAAGAACCTCGAGCTAATCGGTAAGCATGTCGGAGTCAGCGCATTCAAAGAAGTGCAGGAGCTGAATATCAACGTCAGCCTGGCTGATAAGCTGGCCGCTGCCCGCAAGCGCGCCGCTGCTGGTGGCAAAGATGAGTAGTGCAGCCGATCTTGAGATACAGCTGATTGAGGACATCGGCGCATTTACACATGACCCGTTTGGCTATGCGCTCTATGCGTTCCCGTGGGGCGAAGAGGGTACCGACCTGGCTTATTCCAAAGGCCCACGCCAGTGGCAGGAGGACGCCTTCAAGCAGATAGGCGCACACCTGCAGAACCCGGAGACGCGCCACCAGCCGCTGATGATTGGCAGGGCGTCCGGACACGGGATCGGTAAATCCGCGTTTATCTCAATGCTGGTGAAGTGGGGAATGGACACCTGCGAGGATTGTAAGGTTGTGGTGACCGCCAACACCGAAAACCAGCTGCGCACGAAGACGTGGCCGGAAATAGCAAAGTGGCAGCGCCTGAGCATCACACAGGACTGGTTCACCTGCACAGCGACCGCCATCTACAGCAATGACCCGTCGCACGCAAAATCGTGGCGCGCTGATGCAATCCCCTGGTCTGAAAACAACACAGAGGCATTCGCGGGCCTGCACAACGAGCGCAAGCGCATCATCCTGATATTCGATGAAGCCTCCAACATCGCCGATCTGGTCTGGGAAGTGGCCGAGGGTGCGCTGACTGATGAGAATACGGAAATTATCTGGGTGGCGTTCGGTAACCCGACGCGTAACACCGGGCGATTCCGTGAGTGTTTCCGCAAGCTGCGTCACCGCTGGAAGACGGCACAGATAGACAGCCGCTCAGTGGAGGGCACGAACAAAGAGCAGATCCAGAAGTGGGTGGACGACTACGGCGAAGACAGCGACTTCGTGAAAGTGCGTGTGCGCGGCCTGTTCCCGTCAGCATCTGAGGCTCAGTTCATCCCAACCGGACTGACTGATGCTGCAGTCGGAAGGGTGATCACCCCCGGACAGGTGGCGCACGCTGCCACGGTTATCGGCGTTGACCCGGCACACCAGGGCGGAGACCCGGCGGTTATCTATCTGCGGCAGGGGCTGCACACCAAAAAGCTGGGTGAGTATCAGCGCACCACCGACGATGTGCTGTTTGCCAAGATAGTTGCCAGCTTCGAAGATGAGTACCGCGCTGATGCCGTATTCATCGATTACGGCTATGGTACCGGCCTTAAGTCAGTGGGCGACAACTGGGGGCGCAACTGGCAGCTGATACAGTTCGGCGGCGGCTCTACCGATCCGCAGATGGCGAACAAGCGCGGCGAGATGTACAACGCCGTTAAGACCTGGCTGAAGGATGGCGGGCAGCTGGACAGCCAGCAGGTGGCGGAAGAGTTATCAGCGGCAGAGTATAAAGTCCGGCTTAAAGACAGCCGGATTGTGCTCGAGGATAAGACCAGCATTAAAGAGCGCCTGGGTAAATCACCCAATGATGCTGACGCGCTGGCCCTGACTTTCGCCTTTCCGGTGGTCAAGAAGCTGCATTATGTCGGCAGTAACGAGCAGGGTCGCAGCGAAATTGACTACGACCCATATGCTTAGACTCGGTTGAAAGCTGTGATGCGAGCGTCTTGGTAAGGAACGCCATGCTCGAAAGTGATCACCACCATGGCATCTATCAGAACCTGAGCAGGGGCTGTGCCTGCAGCAGCGTTATAAATCAAAGATCCAAACATATCTTTCCCGTTAACGTCTTTGCTGCGCCATGCAACGAAATATGAATCATTGTTCTGTGACATAAATCCCTCCATTGAATTTTCTCAAGAATTATCGGGACATTATGAAGAAACTTTAGATAAAAAAGCCCGCTCATGGCGGGCCGTGTGACATGTCACGCGTTTACTGTTTGCTCAGCTTCTGCTTCAGGAGGTAGCCTTCCAGCGGCCAGATTTTCTGAATGGCGTTACCACGGGCAATTCTGCGCCCGATCTCAGCGTCTAAGTTCTCCGGACTGGCGCAGGCGCTTTCGCCGGTGACGGTGAATCCGTTCTCCAGCACCAGCACGCAGATGGTGAGTAGGTTCAGCGCCGGGCTGCACTCATCCATTGCTGACTTGTCAGGCCATGCTGCCTGAACAGCTGCACCCACGTTGATGTAGTGGCACTCAGAGATAACGCTCTCAATATGATCAGGTGTCACGCGCGGTGCGGTTTTGCCTTTGGCTTGAATCTGCTGCTCAATATCTTTGTCTGACATGATTATCTCCAGGTAAAAAAATGCCCGCACGAGGCGGGCTAAAAAGACTACACAGCAATTACACGGTCCTACGGCACATCAGGTGAGAACACTCAGCGCCTCTGTGGCGCTCCTGAACGCCCGCCAAATGTTCTCGCCTGATATGTGTGGTGCCGGGTGCCTCCCGGTGCTCTGGTCAGACTGACAGAAACCAGAGCGGAAACTCTTAGACTGTGTGCAATCTTTGTCAGTCTTCCGCGTGCGCTGGCCGCATTCACCACAACGGACAGAGCATTCATCAACGGCTTATTGGTGCGCCTCCAAATGCTCTTTCCTGTTGTGTGCCGGGATGATGCCCGACTTATCCACCGCCTTTACTTTTAAGCCCAATATGCTGCTGCGGTACTCCGGGCTGCGAGTCAATGTCAGCTCTCTCCACGGCCTAACTATTACCATTGTGGTAACTGATGTCAAATGCTTTTGCTTATTAGTGGTCAAAATAATGCGTATATGGTTTAATTTTGGTAATTATCCAAGGGAGTTACAGCCATGTGCATGGGTTCAAAACCTTCCGTACCGTCAGCACCAGAAGTTCAGGCGGCGCCACAGGCGCAGGATGATGCAGTTGTCAGCGCCCGAGATGATGAAGAACGCCGCCGCCGTGCCGCTGCCGGACGCGCTTCAACGCTGCTGACCGGTTCTCAGGGCGACACCTCAAAGGCTAACACCAGCAATAAAACGCTGCTGGGCCAGTAACGGAAACCGGGGCAATCATGGCCGAAGAAACGCTGAAGCAGCGATTAAACAAACAGTTCGGAATGCTCAAAGATGAGCGGACGACATTTGATCCACACTGGCGCGACCTGTCTGATTACATCAGCCCGCGTTCCAGTCGTTTCCTCGTTTCTGATGCCAACCGGGATAACCGCCGCAACACCAATATCGTCGATCCGACATGCACCCTGGCTGAGCGCACGCTCTCCAGCGGCATGATGTCAGGCATCACCAGCCCGGCCCGTCCGTGGTTCACGCTGTCAGTATCTGATCCGGCGATGAAAGATTACGGTCCGGTCAAAGTCTGGCTTGAGGATGTGCAGCGCCGCATGAATGAGGTGTTCAACAAATCAAACCTCTATCAGTCGCTGCCTATCGTCTATGCCCAGCTCGGCACATACGGTACCGCCGCGATGGCGATCCTTGAGGATGACGAAGACATTATCCGCACGTACCCATTCCCGATCGGCAGCTATTACGTATCGAACAGCTCACGCCTGAGTGTGGACACGGTTTACCGTGAGTTCCGCATGACGACTCGTCAGCTGGTGGAGCAGTTTGGCCTGGACAACGTGAGCGAAACCGTTAAAGGGCAGTGGGCAACGCAGACCACTGAAACATGGCATGACGTTATTCATGCCGTTTATCCGAACCTGAACCGCCAGACCGGCAAGATGGACGCGAAAAACAAGCGCTACAAATCCGTTTATTTCGAAAAGGCGGGTGATGACAAGGTGCTGCGCGAGTCCGGTTTTGATGAGTTCCCGATCCTGGCGCCACGCTGGGAAGTTAACGGCGAAGATGCCTACGGCAGCAACTGCCCTGGCATGACTGCGCTGGGTCAGGTTAAAGCGCTGCAGCTCGAGCAGAAGCGAAAGAGTCAGCTGATCGATAAAGCGACTAACCCGCCGATGGTTGGGCCTTCTTCGCTGAAAACGCAGCGTGTCTCACAGCTGCCCGGCGCAGTGACCTACGTCGATCAACTGACTGGTCAGGACGGACTGAAGCCACTCTACATGGTCAACCCCAATACTGCTGACCTGCTGAACGACATTCAGGACACCCGCGACATTATCCGCAGCGCCTACTTCGTTGATCTGTTCCTGATGCTTCAGAACATCAACACCCGCAGCATGCCGGTGGAAGCGGTTAATGAGCTGCGCGAAGAGAAACTGCTGATGCTCGGCCCGGTGCTGGAACGCCTGAACGATGAATTCCTTGATCCGCTGATTGACCGTGCGTTTGCCATCATGCAGCGCAAAGGCATGCTGCCGCCAGCACCGGAGGTTCTCCAGGGTACCGCGCTGCGCATTGAATATATCTCCGTCATGGCCCAGGCGCAGAAGTCCATCGGCGTTAACAGCATGGAGCGCTTCGTGGGCTTCGTGGGTGGCATGGCACAGGCTAAGCCTGAAGCGCTGGACAAACTGGACATCGACAAAATCATCGACAGCTATGGCGACTCTATCGGCGTTTCGCCGTCTGTCATCGTGCCTGACGAGGAAGTGCAGAAGATTCGCCAGGCGCGTGCCGAACAAATCCAGCAGCAGCAACAGATGCAGATGGCGCAGGCCGCAGTGGCGGGCGCTAAAGACCTCAGCCAGGCAAACCTTGAAAGCCCTAACGCACTCAGCGCTCTGGCGGGAGGCATGCAGCAATGACCGATTTTGATGATGAACAGCGCCTGAAAGACGCCGAACAGAATCAAAAGTTGGCGGCAGAACGTCAGCGAGACGACCTGAAGCACGTTATGTCTTCAGTGCAGGGCCGCCGCCATATCTGGCGGCTGCTCAGTAATGCCGGTGTGTTTGCGCTGTCATTCACCGGCGATAACGCGGCCACCAATTTCAATGAGGGCCGCCGCAGTGAAGGACTCCGCCTGTTTAACGAGGTGATGACGCACTGCCCGGATCTCTATCTGACCATGGCGAATGAAGCCAGAGAGGAAGCTGATAAATGAATATTTTCCAACGTTTGCTAATGCGTCGTCTGTACAGCGAAGCACCTGTTGACGGCGGTGCAGAAGGCGCACCAGCGGCAACTACAGGCGGTGAGCCTGCACCAGCAGATCAGCAAGGAAAACCAGAAGGGCAGCAGGCTGGTGCTGCAAATGCTAAAGACGAAGGCGAGGCACAGAAGCCCGATGGTGAAGGCGAAAAGCCTGACGCCGACAAAGCTGAGGACAAAAAAGACGGCGATAAGAAGCCTGAAGGCGCGCCGGAAGCTTACGAGTTTAAAGCGCCTGAAGGTGCCGAACTGGACAAAGACGCAGTTGCCCAGTTTGAGCCTATCGCGCGAGAGCTGAACCTGTCGCAGGATCAGGCGCAAAAGCTGGTGGATCTGTACGGCAGTAAGGTAATGCCGCAGCTGATGAAGCAGCAGGCAGACACCTGGCAGAAGCAGGTAGCGGACTGGGGTACAGCGGCAAAAGACGACGCTGAGATCGGCGGTGACAAGTTTGATGGGAACCTGACGCGTGCTAAGCAGGCGATGGATAAATTCGCCACGCCACAGCTGCGTGAGTTCCTGGAAACAACCGGCATGGGCAACCATCCCGAGTTGATTCGCGTGTTTGTAAAGGTGGGCGCGGCCATGTCTGAAGACGGACTGGTCACGTCAAATGAGAAAGGCCAGCGTTCGGCGGCCGATGTTCTGTATGGCAAAAACTGAGGATATAAATTATGGCTGTTAAAGGCTTAACTGCGCTGACGCTGGCTGACTGGGGTAAGCGCGTAGATGCAAACGGCAAGATCGACAAGATTATCGAGTTGCTGGGTCAGACCAACCCGATCCTGGAAGATATGCCATTCGTTGAAGGTAACCTTCCAACCGGTCACCGCACCACTGTGCGCTCAGGCCTGCCAACGGCAACCTGGCGTTTGCTCAACTATGGCGTGCAGCCAAGCAAATCGACCACCGTGCAGATCACCGACTCTGCCGGCATGCTTGAAGCGTATGCAGAGGTGGACAAATCTCTGGCTGATTTAAACGGGAATACGTCAGATTTTCGCCTTTCTGAAGACCGCGCTTTTATTGAAGCGATGAATCAGCAGATGGCGCAGACGCTGTTTTACGGCGATACCAGCGTTAACCCTCAGCAGTTCATGGGCCTGTCTTCTCGCTATTCCAGCAAAGCTGCTGGCAACGGCCAGAACATCATCGATGCTGGCGGAACCGGCACCGATAACACCTCCATTTGGCTTGTGGTCTGGGGTGAAAACACCGTGCATGGCATTTTCCCGAAAGGCCAGAAGGCAGGCCTCCAGCATCAGGATCTGGGTGAGCAGACCCTTACGGATGTCAACGGCGGTAAGTACCAGGGCTATCGCTCTCACTATAAGTGGGATAACGGTCTGACTCTGCGTGACTGGCGCTATGTGGTTCGCATTGCCAACATTGATGTGAGCGACCTTTCCGTTGCTGGTTCGGCTGCCAATATCGTCACCCTGATGGTGAAGGCGCTGCACCGCATCCCTAACCGTGGTATGGGCAAGCCTGTGTTCTACATGAACCGCACTATAGGCCAGGCGCTTGATCTCCAGTCTCTGGATAAGGCATCTCTGGCGCTGACCGTCAAAGAGACCGAGGGTGACTGGTGGACTGCTTTCCGTGGCATTCCTATCCGTGAAGTTGATGCGATTCTTGAAACAGAAGCGCGCGTCGTCTAACCCCCTGACCAACTCAGCGGGGCAATAACGCCCCGCTAAATGGAGAGAGAATTATGATCCTCGACAAACTGTTGATGTTCTCCGAAGCACAGGCGGTTACCGCGTCTGCTGCTTCAACTGATGTTATTGACCTTGGCCCTATCGACGGCACCCGCCGTGATATCGGCGTGGGCTATCCACTGGAACTGTTCGTGAATGTGAACACCACGGCTGCTGCCGCTGGCGCTGCAACGGTCAACATTCAGCTGCAGACCAGCCCGGATAACAGCACCTGGACCACGCTGGCAGCGACCAGTGATCTGGCGCTTAGTGCTCTGACATCGGGCAAGCGCGTCTGGTCACAAAAGGTACCGCAGGGCGTTCAGCGTTATCTGCGCGTTAACTATGTTGTCGGCACCGGCCCGCTCACCGCTGGCGCGTTTACTGCTGGCATCAATCTGGATGTGGATAACAACTCACCGTATCCGATCCGTTCTCGCATCACTGGTTAAGGGGCGCGTAAATGTCAGAGGAAAAAGCAAAGTACCGCATTCTGCGCCTGTCACACATTCACAACAACCTGTGGGACGCCGGTTCGGAAGTGGAATATGACGGCATTCCTGGTACCGCTCTGGAGCCAATCAATGACGCAGCGAAAGCAGCGAAAGCAGCGAAAGCGAAGGCAGAGCGCAAAGGTGAAGCCGCTACAACCATCATCCCAAACGGCATCGGTAACCCACCAGTCCCTGGCGGAAACGGTAACCAGCCCGGTCCAGAAGGAGGCAATGGCGGAAACGGTGAAGGTGATGAAGATCTGGCAGAGCTTCAGCTGCAGTACGAACAGCTCTTCCATAAAAAAGCGCACCCAGCGATGAAGGCGGACACTCTCCGCGAGAAGATCGCAGAGAAGCGAACCGAACTCGGTCTGTGACCGGCGATAAATAAGGGGCCGGATGGCCCCTTTTTTTCAGGAGCGATAAATGAAAGTCGTCAATATGAAAACCGGTACTGAGTCTGTGGAAGGTGAGAACGGACAGACTGAAACCCGCGATGAATATCCGTGGGGTCTGCGTATCTCGCTGAACGGTGATGTGTTGAAAAAGCTGGGTGCCGAACTGCCTAAAGTCGGCGACATGATGGCTATCGGTGGCCTGGCCAAGATTGTCGGCGTCAGCACGCGGGAATCTGAAGGTGGTGAATCCCACAGCCATATTGACCTGCAGATCACTGATTTTGGCATGGAGGCATCAAATGCAACTCCGCCAAAGACTGCCGCAGCAACCCTTTACGGACCGGAGGATGACTGATGGCTTCCGTTATCGAAATCTGCAACATCGCACTTAGTCGCCTCGGCAACAGCCGGACGATTAACAGCCTCAGTGAAAAGAGTAAAGAGGCCGGGTTGTGTGACCTGCATTATGAGTCTGCACGCCTTGAGGTGCTTGCAGACTTCGACTGGAACTTTGCCATCAAGCGTGTTGCGCTGGCTGATACCGGCAGCGCTCCGGCTGACTGGCAATATGCGTATCGCTACCCGACTGACTGCCAGCGTATCGTTGACATCATGGTGCCGGGCATGCGCAACCCTCCAGAGAGAGTCCGCGTTGAATACCAGGTTGGTTCTGATAGCGATGGTACCGGCAGGCTGATTTACACCGATCAGCAGGACGCATGGCTTCGCTATGTCAGCGACATTACCGATCCGAATATGTTTGATCCGCTGTTCCGAAGCGCCCTTTCATGGAAGCTGGCCAGCGAAGTAGGCATGTCTCTGTCCTCTGCCCCAAACCTCGTTCAGAACTGCCTGACTATGTACTCGCAAACCATCCGCAGTGCCGGGTCTCGCTCTATGAATGAAAGCCAGGAACCGATTGAGCCGCAAAGCGAATTCACCAGCGCGAGGTTGAACTGATGCCTAATAGTCTGATTCAGCCATCGTTCGCCGGCGGCGAGATATCGCCAAACGTTTATGGCCGCGTTGACCTGGCGAAATATGCCGTAGCGTTGCGCCGCTGCCGTAACTTCATCGTGCGTCAGTATGGTGGTATCGAAAACCGACCCGGAACGCGCTTTATTGCTGAAGCCAAATATCCAGACCGTAAATGCCGCCTGATCCCTTTCCAGTTCTCAACTGTGCAGACGTATGCGCTGGAGTTCGGACACCTTTACATGCGGGTGTTCAAGGATGGCGGGCAGGTGTTGACCAGCAGCAATACGGTTTATGAGATCGCTACGCCCTACACAGAAGCTGACCTGTTCGATTTAAAGTTCACTCAGTCAGCTGATGTTATGACCATCTGCCATAAAAACTATGCTCCGCGCGAATTACAGCGCTATGCGCATAACAACTGGGCGCTGGTGGAGGTGGTAACCAAAAACGGGCCTTTCGAAGATATCAACGTTGACCAGGCGAAAACGGTATATGCCAGCGCCGAAACTGGCACCATCACGCTGACAGCGAGCACGGCGATCTTTACAGCCGAGCAGGCAGGAAAGCTCTTTTACCTTGAGCAGCCATCAACAGATTCAGTCTCCGTCTGGGAAACCAGCAAATCAGTGACCGTAGGCCTGATACGCCGCGCGGACAATAATTATTACCGGGCAAACACGGCAGGCAAAACCGGCACGCTCAGGCCTTCCCATACTGAAGGCATGGCATGGGATGGATGGGGCGGTTCCGGAACTGATGACACCGGCGTGCAGTGGGAGTACCTGCATTCAGGTAATGGCCTTTGCCGGATAACCGCAGTAGCAGCTAACGGCCTGACAGCGACGGCGACGGTAATATCGCGCATACCATCCAACGTTGTTGGCAGCGGCAAGGCGTCATATAAGTGGGCGCGCTATGCCTGGAACAGCGTAAACGGCTATCCGGGTACCGTCGTTTATTATCAGCAGCGCCTGTTCTTCGCAGCCTCTGCTGCATATCCGCAAACCATCTGGGCCAGCCGGTCAGGTGACTATAAAGATTTTGGCAAAAGTTCACCTATCGCGGACGACGACCGAATCACCTACACCTATGCCGGGCGTCAGGTGAATGAGATTCGACACCTGATTGACGTGGGTTCTCTGGTGGCGCTGACTTCGGGTGGCCAGTTCCAGATTAAAGGCGATCAGAATAACGTCCTGACTCCCAGCTCGTTCTCATTCAGCTCACAGGGTTCTGACGGCGCCAGCTCCACGCCACCGATCACGGTAAGCAACATCGCGCTCTTCATTCAGGAGAAGGGCAGTGTTGTGCGCGACCTGGCTTACTCATTTGATGTGGATGGGTATCAGGGTAGCGATCTGACTGTACTGGCTAACCATCTGTTTCAGGGCTATCAGCTGGTGGACTGGTCATTTACTGTCGTGCCTTACTCAGCAGCCTGGGCAATCCGCAACGATGGTGCACTGCTTACGCTTACTTATCTGCGCGATCAGCAGGTTTTTGCATGGTCACCACAGCCTACCGATGGGAAATTCGAGTCAACCTGCAGCATCAGCGAAGGCACTGAAGATGGTGTTTATTTCAGTGTTCAGCGCACAGTTAAAGGGCAGGCAAAGCGTTACATCGAGCGGCTATCATCCCGCCAGTTCACTGATGATATCGACGCCTTTTTCGTGGATTGCGGCCTCAGTTATGACGGCAGAAATACAGATGCGGCGCGCCAGATGACTGTTTCCAGTGCTAGCGGCTTATGGGATTGGGCTGGCCCATTCACTGTATCTGTATCTGGTGCTGCTTACTTTTCTGCATCCAACGTTGATGATGAAATCCATTTTCCCTATACCGAAGAGGAAGATGGAGAGGTTATTGATAAATCTATCAGGCTGTCGATTATTGAAGTGATCAGCGGCAATCAGGTTACGGCACAGGCCAGTCGGGATATACCTGATTTTCTTCAGTCAGCACCGACCTCAAACTGGCGATTTGCGCGCAAGGATTTTGCCGGTCTGGATCATCTTGAAGGAAAAACTGTAAGTATCCTGGCTGACGCCAATGTCGAAACTCAGAAGGTCGTCAGTGGAGGCTCTATCACGCTGGACTCACCTGGCGCTGTCGTCCATGTCGGGCTGCCAATTACAGCAGAATTTGAAACGCTGGACATCAATATTGCCAATCAGGAAACACTTCTCGATAAGAAGCTGATCATTCCTCAGGTCAGCTTGCTGGTTAATGCGAGCCGCGGCGTTCTGGCAGGCACTGATGGTAAAAACATGTATGAGTATGCACAGCGCGAATATGAGTTTTATGACCGCCCTGTAGATGATGCTACCGGCACAATTGACATCAATATTGATGCCAACTGGGGCAAAGGTGGCCGCATCTACGTCAGGCAGAGTGATCCGCTTCCGCTGTCCATTCTTGCTGTTATCCCGTCCATTTCTGTAGGGGGCCGCTGATGCCAGATGTTCAGGTTGTTCCGGCCACTATTGAGCATGCCCGAGACCTTCTGCCGCATGTCCGCCAGGCCGATATTGACGAGTTTGAATCTGGCTGGTCAATGACCCCGGGTCAGGTTCTGAGTTACGGGCTGGAACACTCCGCCTTTTGCTGGGCCGGGCTGGCGGACGGAGAAGTCGTCACGATCTTTGGCGTGACACCTGCCAGCATCCTCACCGGATCCGGCACGCCCTGGCTTATGGCATCTGACAGGCTCAATAAATACTCCCGAGCGTTTATCCGGCACAGCAGGCCATTACTCGCTGGAATCCTTGAGACCTTCCCGCGTCTCGAGAATTATGTAGATGCCAGAAACATTGCCGCGAAGCAGTGGCTTCACTGGATGGGCTTCCGGCTTTACGACCCGGTTCCAGCCGGGCCAAACGGCATGTTGTTTCATCGTTTCACTATGGAGAAAAAATCATGTGCGGACCAGTAGCGGTAGGGGTGGCGATGGTTGCCGCAGCGGCGGCATCAGCGTACAGCCAGCGCCAGAACTCGAAGTATCAGTCGCAGTTAGCCAACTATAACGCAGACGTTCAGGAGAAGTCGGCAGATGCGGCGGTCAATGCCGGTAATGCTCAGGCAGCCCAGCAGCGGCAGCGCGCCAAACAAATGGCGGGCACCCAGGCGGCAACACTGGCAGCAAGTGGTGTTGATCTTGGCGGTGGTACTGCAGTTGATATCTTCGGCGACACTGCGCAGATGGGCGAGCTGGACGCACTGACTACAGTGAATAACGCGCAACGTCAGGCTTACGGTCTTCAGGCGCAGGCGGCGGGTAGTCGCTCTCAGGCACAAGCCTCCACTGCGTTCGGTAACCAGCAGGCCGGGCTGACCCTTTTGAATGGTGCTCTGGGTGCCTATGGCGCTTACAGCTCTCTGGCCGGATCTTCGCTCACCGCATCCAGCGCCAGCAGCGCAGGCGGTGCCGGTAATTCAGGCAGCATGTTTGGGTCTCTGAAAAATTCGTCATATGGCAGCAACAGCTTCACATTTTAAGGACTGATCACCATGCCAACGGTACCAACGTACAATTCCCGCCAGACAGTTGACCAGGGGCTGCCAGCGCCACAGGTCAGCGTTCAGACCAATCCCGATACGTTCGGTGCCGGGCTGGGTGAAGTAGGCACACGCATTGCTGGTATCTTTGCTCAGGAACAACACAAAGCCAACGTCGCACAGACGCAGGATGCCGTGCTGCAGTTCCAGTCCTTTGCAGATGATCAGTTCAACAATACAGACTCCGGACTGTATACGAAGCAGGGTAAAAATGCTGTCGGTCAGTCTGAGGCGGTGCTTAGCAATATTCGAGGCAAGGCAGAAGAACTGGCACAGCAGGTGCCTGAGGCCATGCGCCGCGATTTCATGCAACAGATTAACCAGGCAGGTCAGCAGTACAAACGGCAGGCCAGCACATATGAAATCGGACAGGTGCGCCAGTACGAGGAAGGCCAGTTTAAATCCCTGCAGGAGTCAACAGTTACAGCGGCTCAGGGCCAGTACAATGACCCACAGGCTTTCACCTCAACAGTGAAGCAGGGATTCACCGCTATTGACCAGTTTGCCGATGCGCATGGCTGGAGCGATGAGGAGCGCGCCAACGCTAAAAACCAGCTTAAAGAGAAATCAGCAGATGGTGCATTGTCGGCGGCGGCCAACCAAAACTATATGGACTTCATCGCTGCTAATGGTGAGCCAGGTGATTATGATGGCGCGGTGCGTGTCAGTGGCAGCACTGGCGACGCGCGCGGACTGCGCAATAACAATCCGGGCAACATTGAAGCCGGTAAAAATAACTGGGAAGGCCAGGCGGGCAGCGACGGGCGTTTTGCCAAATTCGTTACACCTGAACACGGGATCCGCGCTCTGGGTAAAAACCTGCTGGCGTATGGTGATAAGGGATTCGATACGGTTAACGAAATCGTCAACCGCTGGGCACCGGCCTCAGATGGCAACAACACCACAGCATACGTTAAAGCGCTGTGTGAACAACTCAGCGTCAAGCCCGACGATCAGCTGAACCTCAACGATCTTAACGTCCTTAAAAAGCTCAGTGCCGGTATCGTGAAACACGAAAACGGCAGCATCCCTTATAGCGACGGTCAACTTGATACCGGCCTCCGTGCGGCGCTGGGCCTCACATCACTGGAAAGCCCGAAACGCTATACCGGGAATGTGGCTTTTGATGCAGCCAGCACCCAGGCTCAGGCGTCATATCTGCGGCAGGCTAAATCACTTCAGGGCGAAGCCAGAACGCAGCTCAAAGCTCAGCTGACGGATGTGATCAGCGATGCTAAAGCTTCCTACCTGAAGGGCGTCGAATACCCGAACCCGCCGAGCCAGGCGCAACTGATTTCAGCCTACGGTTATCGTGAAGGTAATCAGCGCTTTGCCGATCTGGAAAATCAGCGTGTGGCCGGTCAGTACATCGGGTCATTCCGCAATATGCCAAGCAGCAGCATCACCAGTTACGTTGCGGATCTGAAAACGCAACTCGGTACCGGTGAAGGGTTCGCCGGTCGCGCCGATGCCTTTGATCATGTCGAGGCAGCGGCGAAACAGGTAATCAGTCTGCGCGAGTCAAACCCATATCAGGCTGCGTTAGATATGGGCGCCTATAAGCCGATCGCCAGCACCAACCCGGCAGACATCACCAGCGAAATTAAAAACCGCACGGCGGCAACGGAGCAACTGAAATCGCTGGGCATCAATGCGCCTATCCTGTCTAAAGAGGAAGCCGCCACAATCAGTGAGCGCGTGCGTGGCACGACAGATGTTAACCAGTCAATCGGCCTGCTGCAGTCATTTGGTCGCGGGCTTCAGCCGCAGGCGTTACGCAGCGTTGCAGCTTCAATCGCTCCTGACAGCGCCGCTACGGCCTATTCAGCGCTCATCCTTGGCACGGATGACAATCAGTACAACAACCGATCCCCGTCGATTCCATACAGCCAGTTCGTGGCCTACAAACCGACGATGAATAAATATGAAGTAGCTAAGACCATCCTTCAGGGTGATCAGCTTATCAACCCCACCAAAGCGCAAAAGGATGCGGGTATCAGCGCGGTTAAATTGCCTGCCGATGACAAGCTGAAACAGACCTTTGATGACGAGATCGGCAATGCATTTTCTCATAACCCGCAGGCGCGCCAGATGGCCTGGTCAATTTACAAGTCGGCCTATGCGGGGCTTGCCTACACCAGCGGCGACAGCGATGGCGTCAACACCAAATCCGTTGATAGCGATATTGCAGAGAAAGCAATCCAGATGGCAACAGGCGGCGTTATCAAAGGGTTCAATGGTGGTGATGTCGTGATGCCATTCGGCATGGATAAGACCACGTTCAAAGACCGATACACTGCAGCCGCTGGTGACGCGCTTAAGTCTGCTGGTCTGAACCCGGCCAGCCAGTCCAACTTTGTACCGGTTAATGTGGGTGACAGTCAGTACCGGCTGGTGACCGGCAGCGGACGCTGGGCGACAGATCCGAAAACCGGCGCGCCAATCACAGTGAGGGTTCAGTAATGTCAGACTTATTTTCACTGGCCCCGGAAGGCCAGGCATGGGCAGATAATCAGGCAGCAGATAAGCAGGCTCAGCCTGATGACTATGATCCGCGCTGGTACGCGGGCAGCGGTTCTGCTCTGTTCCGTGGTGCAGCCGAAGGCACAGTTGGACTTCTGCAGACCGGCGTTGAGGCGGCAAAGCTGTCGCCTACTTACAGCGCGCTGCGCGGTGATCTGCCAGAACTGGATGAGATTGTTGACCAGAATTTTACGGCGGTTCAGAAGTCGCTGAATGACGCGCGCAACGCGGTAAAGCCAGCACCAAACAGCCAGGGTATGGCAGCAGACGTTCTGGAAGGTCTGGGCACCTTCGCTCCGGCAATCGCAGCAACCGCAGTAGCGGGGCCGGTAGCCGGTGGCGCGGTGGCATTTGGCAGCAGTTACGAGCCAACACGTCAGGATTTTCTGGCAAAGGGCGTCAATGAAGACACCGCCGGTACCCTGGCGCTGGAGCAGGCGGGCGCGAATGCGCTGGGCATGGCGTTGCCCGCTGGCGTCGGCGGCAGGCTGGCGACACGTCTCCTATCAGGCATAGGGATCAACACCGGCTTTGGTGCAGCTAACCGCTTTGCCCTGGGCGAAACCCTTGAAGAGAACGGTTATGACGAGCTGGCGAAACAGTACCGCGTCTGGGATAAGCAGGCGTTGCTGGTGGATGGTGTGCTCGGTGCCGCGTTCGGCGGCGTGCATCATCTGACAGCACATCGCGCTGATACCCCGCTGGCTGATCCGGCACCGGTCTCAGCTGAATCAGCAGCAACCCCCACAGCAGAAGTAGAACCACCGGTTAGCACAGAGTCAACAATCATCGCCGATGCACCGGCAGCGGGTGAACCTGCAACGCCCACTTACGAATCCCGGGTTGCTGAATTGCAGGATTTAGCCGGTCAGGTTGTCAGTCGCGGTGACAGAAAGATGCTTTCGCAGGAAGTGCATGACCTGCAATACCAGCATGATCAGGCCACCACTCAGCTTCAGGAGCTGAAAAATACGCCATTAAACGGCAGCGGAAAAGCACTGTCACAGGCGCGCGCCCAGCGCACCTCACAGGTGAACGAGCTGGATATGCGCATCGGCCTTCTGAAAGAGCAGATTGATCAGCGCGGCGCCACACTGGCAGACAGCAGCCCGGGCGGCAGATTTTATGAAGCCCGTTCTGACCTGTCGCGCATTGAGCAGGGTCTCATCCCAGAGAGCATGCGAGGACTGGTGCCGGAGGCGCAGATCAAACCGAGTGATGTGGATGCAGCGCACGTAATGAATGAGGGGCTTTATTACGATCTGGAGTCATCGCCTGTTGTTCACTCCGGTAATGAAAGCCTAAATAGCCATGTGGCTGCGATGGACGAGGCGTCACGCCAGTTGCTGTCAGGCGAGCCGGTCAACGTATCCGCTCAGATCCGGGGGCTGGACGGTATTGTGCGGCCCGATGCGATAGCCACCGGTGAGGCGCAGCGTGCCAGCATCATTGAAGCGTATCGGGAAAACGGCATAGCGGAAATCGTACCTCAGAACGCCGAACCGTCTATTCCGCCTGTCCGTGAGGGCAGTGCTTTTGCTGGTGTCAGGACAGGCGAGCCCGCAACCGCGGAGCAAATCAGTACCGACCCGATCACCGGTGAATCAATCTCATCAAACAGCTATGACCTGATGGCAGCGCGTGACATGTCACAGGCAAATGCAGACATCATGATTGCGCATCCTGATACCGGGGAGCCTGTAAGCCTGGCACAGGCGCTGGCGGATCTTGATAATCAGATCGCCACTGTGCAGAAAGAATCGAAGGTATATAGCGTGGCAGCCACCTGCTTCCTGAGGAATTCATAATGAAACAAGCCTGTGTCGATGCTATCACCCAGACGCTGGGCCGCCAGCCGCTGGCATCTGAGTTAAAAAACATTGAGGACCTGATAGGCGATTCAGTGCGTCAGGTATCGCGCATGAACGCCCGAGCAGGGAAAAGCGGTTTCCCGGATGCCGACACATACAAGCAGGCCGCCGATCTGGCTGCGCGCCGGGTTGTGCATGACGTATTTAAAAAGCGTCAGCGCTTGGCGCAGAACGCGATTGCGATTAACAGCGTCACCGAAACTCTGAATCGTAATGTCCCGGTATCAGATCAGACGCCAAAGAACCTGACACAGTTCATTTTCTCCGGACGCCGTGTGGCGGATAGTAAAGAGATCGATGTTGTCTCAGCTGAAGAGCTGGCTACAGGAGCCTTTCAGGACTGGTCACGTCAGCTTAGTGCCGAAATGACGGCGGCGGGCGGCGATGTTCAGAAGTTTTTCGAGCAGGCTCAGGCGCTGGGAGAGCAGCGCTTTCGCAATATGTTTGATCAGCGAGTAGGTAAGTCTTCGCAGTTACAGCTGCTGAAAGAAATTTATGGTGAAGATACCGGCAATCCCGCGGCGAAGAAGATCGCCAGCATCTGGTCTGATGTAACTTCGCGCGCACGGCAGGAGATGAACGACAGTGGCTTTGACATCGGCCAGCGCGATGACTGGCATCTTCCCTATGTTGATGACGCGGATCTGGTGCGTGCCGCCGGGCGCGAGGAATGGCTGGCCACGCTGCCACTGGCAGAGCGCACACAGGCCCGTCTGGCTGGGCGTATGCCTCCCGGTGAATGGGCGAGACGCGCCTGGGTGGATGATATTTACAACACGCAGGACCGGTCGCAGTTCGTTAATCCGGACGGCACGCCGATGAACGATGTGCAGTATAGGGAAGCGCTCGAGTATATCTTCGAAACCAAAGCCACTGATGGTGCACAAAAACTCGATCCTGGTGCGTTCGCGGGCAGTGGCGGGCTGAAAAATCGCGGTTCGCAGAGCAGGGTGCTGGCGTTTAAGGATGCCGAAAGCCACTTCGGATACATGGAAAAATACACTCAGCAGCCGGTGGTTGGCGTGATGATGGGTCACCTGCAGTCAGCGTCACGTGATCTGGGGGTGGTTAAGGCTTTCGGTCCTGACGCGGGTACCAACTTCAAACTGATTGCAGATCGGGTTTACCAGAATGCGGTTAAAATTGACGGCTCAGGTCACCCGATTGCTGAGATGAATAAAGAGCGCGAGCTGGTACAGCGCATGTTCGATTCGATGGCCGGGCTGAACGGCGTGAGCAGCACAAGCGTTTTCTCATCGGCGGTGGGTGGTCTGCGTAACCTGATGACATCAGCAATGCTGGGGTCCAGCGTCATCACAGCGACATCGGATCAGGCAGTCATGCGCGCAGCAGCGCAGGCGCTGGGCTTTGATCGTAACGGTATGCGGCTATCAGCAGCCACAATCCGTAACCTTTTCAGCGGCGATGCGAAGCGTGCTAATGCCGAACTGGGTTTACTGGTTGATGCCCACTCTGCAGTGATCGCCAAAATGGGCGGTTTCGACCTGACGCGCGGGATTACCGGGTGGTTCGCTGAGAAAACGCTGAAGTGGTCAGGTCTCATCGCTATGGACCGCGCCAATAAAGCGGCGTTCGGCCTGCTGATGTATAAAAATATCGGTGAACTGACACGCCGCTACGCCACCCTGGATGCACTGAAGGGGTCGGATAAAGCCCTGCTCTCATTGAAAGGGTGGAGCGCTGAAGACTGGGCAATCATGAATGCTGCCGAACTGAAGCCTCTCACCGCCGGCGGTCACATGGGAATGACGCCGGATGCAATTTATGCTGTGCCTGATGAGAAAATCAGGCAGATACTTGCAGCGCAGATTGATCGCGTGCGTGCTGGTGCTGATGAGGCGCTGGCTAATCTGGGCGCAATGACAGATACCCGCGCTACAAATCTCCGCCAGGCATACGATGCTGAGGTTGAACAGACCATAAACCGGATGATACGCAATGCTCGCGCTGAAACGGCACAGAAGCTGCTGGGCGTTACACATGGTGAGATGACCCAGGCGATTACCACTGCAACCGGCATTGATACCTACGCACGCGATCAGGGTGGAGAGCTGTACAAAAGCTTCATGCTCTTCAAAACCACTCCATTTGCCGGGTTCCGGCAGATGGTCACCCGGGCGCAAAATCTCGACCGCGTTCCGGCGCTTAAATTCCTTGCAGCTTATATCGGAGGTACCACGCTTACCGGCATGTTTGCCAACCAGCTGAATGCATTGCTGTCTGGCAATGACCCTATCGACATGACCAAGCCCGGCGCGTGGGTTGGGGCAACCCTGAAGGGCGGTGGTTTCGGTATCTACGGCGACTTTCTGTTTCAGGATCACACTCAGTACGGTTCCAGTATCGCAGCCACTCTGGGCGGCCCAAGCTTAGGCCTGGCAGAGTCACTGATGAAACTGCTGATCACAAACCCGCAGAAGGCTATGCAGGGTGAAGAAACCTCATTCGGTGCAGATGCTATTAAAACCGCCAGGATGATTACACCGTTTGCTAACCTCTGGTATACCAAAGCTGTGACGAATCATCTGATCCTGCAGCAGCTTCAGGAGATGGCTAATCCGGGTTACAACGATCGTGTTCGGGACAGGGCGCAGAATCAATTTGATGTTACAAGCTGGTGGAACCCTGGCGACACAGAGCCGCGCCGTGCTCCTGATCTGGGAAAAGCAGTGGGGGAATAGTGGAAATTGCCATTAAATTGCTGATTGCCATTGGCTGGTTTTTTGCCGTGGTATCAGTTTCAGTAGGGTGCTGGTCAGGGATTATCTGGTTGCTGAACAGGAAAATAATCAATGACAAAGGGGCGGCGGCAATCTGCTTTACCGTACTATTTGCAGCAGTTCTCCTATGCACCAGATATAAATAAGCCCGCAATGCGGGCTTTTTGTTACCCATAGAGTAACTTTTATGAACGAATACGCTGGCAGGTAATAGCTTTCACGTTTTTTCGATGCATGCTTTCATGTACTCAAGATGAGTAATCATGTCAGCCTTAACCTTTTTTGTGGAGGTCACATAATTAAACAAGGCATTAACCTCGTCTCTGGCACCACCCACGCTGTTTCCCTGTTTTTCAAGATCTTCCAGTAAACGAATGATTTTAGAGTCCTGTGATAGACTCGTAATGCCTTCATCACTGTAAAGTTTTTCCGTGTAAGCATCGTTACTGGGGTAATGATATTCACTGCCATTTTTCATAGCGTTCGCCCTCCTAAATAGACTGTATATATATCCAGTAAATAGCGCAAGTTTTTGGCCGCCATCTTAATAAAAAAGGGTAAACCATCAGGGGATTCCTGTAATTACCAATTAACCATATATGCATGGAATGCTGTAAGCTTGGAGGGAATTTCACCACCCCGGAGCAAGAAAAAATGACCGTCTCAACAGTCGTGAACCATGAGCAGTACACAGGGAATGGTGTCACTACCGTTTTCCCTTATCGTTTTCGAATTCTTAAGAGTGCCCATATGGTGGTTACAGTGTCTGACACTGCCGGGGTGATCAGGACCCTGATTGCTGGCACTGACTACACAATCACCGGGGTAGGCCTGGTAGCTGGAGGAAATGTTGTTCTGTCGAGCGCGCTTGCAGATGGCTGGCTAATCTCACTGGATCGTGACCTTCCGGCGGTTCAGGAAACCGATTTGCGTAATCAGGGTAGGTTCTTTGCTGAAACCCACGAAGATGCATTCGACTATCTGACGATGCTGATTCAGAGGGCATTATCAGTTTTCGGGCTGGCATTGCAGAAGCCATCATGGATCGCCAGGTACTACGATGCGCAGGGTAACAGGATCATTAATCTGGGTACGCCATCGGAAGGGACTGATGCAGTCAACAAAACCTATGTTGATACCCTATCTACCAATAATCTCAATCATACGCTGAGGGTACCTGAAGCATTCGTCGCGGAAGTTCCCTCAGTGGCTCAGCGTGCCAACAGGGTGCTTGGGTTCAATCAGGAGGGTAATCCCGTTGCTGTTGTGCCAGGCACAGGCGATGCCTCTCAGGTCATGCTGGATTTAGCCAGCACTGCTGACGGAAAAGGTGATTCGCTGATCGGTGTTTTACAGCCTCTGACCGGTTCAACCCCCAGGACGCAGCACCAGAAAAATACAGAGATCATTTCTGTCCTGGACTTTGGTGCCAAAGGCGATGGAGTTTCTGACGAATCTGCAGCGTTCGCAGCAGCGGTAAAAGCAGTCACTGCAAAGGATATCTCACCATCTGTCTATCTTCCGGTTCCGCATAGTCAGTATTGCGAAGTACTGGTGCCGGCCGGAACGTATCTTCTAAGTTCTTTGGTTGACGTAGGCGGACGCACGGTGACGTGGGTAGCTGACGCCGGAGCATCATTCATCAACCCTGCAAATCTTAATGGCCGTATTTTCAGGCAGGGGATCCGCAATAATAACGTCATGCAGCATGGCACGCTTGACGGAGCATGTTCATTCAGCGTCAGTGCTAACCGCGGTGCCGAAGCTTGTGCTCAGGTACTTGGAGTCACATCACCTGACCAGATAGCCACTTATACTGACCGTGATTCTGTGGGATTTTACGCGGAAAATTATGCCCCTCAGATTCTGGCAACAACCTCTGCCGGAACATACACAGTAAACTCGGTAACGCTTGGTGCCGCGCTTACAGCCGATCAGGTTAAAAAAATGCGTGTAGGTATGATCGTCGATACAAAACACACGCCGACAAAATACTCGGGGATTGTGACGGGGTGGGCCGCAAACGGCACTTCGATAGCTGTGGAAGGCTGGTATCTGGTAGACGGCAGTTCTGCCACCCATTCGAAAGTTACACCGGCAAACGGTCCCGGAGTAAATATAAATCCCTTTACCAAAACCTGGGCAATGAACGCTAACGTGTTTATTGATGCTAATTCCCACGCGGCCGCAGCAGTTGGTATGGAGCTGGGCGTTGCAAATGATAAATTTGATTATGACCCAGCAACTGACACCTGGCACACGTGGTGTTATGACGCTATCACATTAGGTTCAAAGCGGTGTGAAACTGCATACATGCAGCGTGGTTATTACTACAAGGGATATGAAAGCCGCGGGGCTACCGGGTATGGGTTCACAGGTAAAAACGCAGGTACTATCTGGCCGTCAATGGCAATGTATCATAGTCAGGCAAACTCAGACTTTCAGTTTATCGTCCAACCAGACCTTTACAACAATAAAACATCCTTTGCTGTCAAAAAGGAAGGCAATGTTGAGATGGGTCGCACCGATGCGGCACAGACGACCATTCTGGATTTTCACTCATCAGGTAATGATATTGATTACGACGCAAGGATTTCAGTCCAGGGCGGAACAGCGACTATTGGCCAGGGAAACGTAACATTCGCAGGCGGCCAGTTTTTTTGGTCAGTTGGTTATGCTATGGATGCGAGCATGTTCCGGCCTACTACCGACTCAGGAAGAAATCTTGGTAGCGCGAACTATCGCTTCAACACAGTTTTTGCAAGCACCGGAACGATAAACACATCAGACGTGACCACTAAAACATTCCTCGACATTGATCAGGCAGAGAAGCTGGCGGCTAGCGAGATAAAGGGGATGATGCGGAAGTTCCAGTTTAACGATGCCATTTCCGAAAAGGGTTCGGATAAGGCGCGCTATCACTTTGGTGTCGGTGCGCAATACGTTCGTGATGTGCTGATTAAGCACGGACTGGAACCTGATATGTACGCCTTCCTGTGCTACGACAAATGGGAAGACGAGTATGAGGATATTTATGAAGATATTGAGGTTGAAAGGGAAGTCGCAGGAAAGGTTGATGAACCGATTATCATCAATGGGGAGCAGGTTGGGGTCCGCAGCGTTGATATTACCTATATCGCAAAGGTTACGGAGCAGCGTGCAACGGGTGAGAAAAGGCTGGTTCGTAAAGCAGGTGAGCTTTATGGTATCCGGTACGACGAGTTGATCTGTTTCATTATCAGTAGCCTATAAAAGCAGCCCTTAATGGGCTGCTTCAAATTATTTCATTATCAAATATGCAGCCATTGCAGATAAAATAAGGTTGTTACTTAATAGTTTACTCTCATACTGTATTGAGTAAATCCATAAACATAGTGTAACTATTATTACGTTCCACAGGAAAAGAACTCTCATTCCTGAAGCATAAACAGTCGGTGAGAATCCAACAATTATTATTGTTACAAATGAAATAACAAATATAATTACAGGTAAATAAAATCTAGCATTCTTGCAAGCTGATGCTAATATAGCATAGGATACAGAAAGTATAACCATCACTGTAAATAAGTAGGATAAGTATCTACTGTAAGAAATCCACTTCTGAGGACTTAGGAATTCATCATTATAAAATGATCCGTCGAAATGAATAGCGCCTAATTTTGATAACGAAATAAAAATAAGATGGGCTGAAATAAAGAAAATAGCAATGTATTTTGATTTGCTTTTCTCTGCATGAGTCACAACCAGATTTAAAGCAAGTATGCATAAGATAGCGAAAGGCAAACTATCATGCATAACAATAGCCTGATGAATCCTATCATATCCTAAGGTTATTTTAGTGACTAAAGATTCATTTTCAAATCCTGGCATCCATCGCCACGTTTCTTTGTTTAATCTAAGGTAATTACCTGGTGCGAAAAATAGTAAAGATGAAAATGCCGCTGCAAAAGCCAGATACAGAAAACTAAACAATCTTCTTGTGTGTCTTGCAAAAATCAACATAACGGCTGAAACTAAAATTGTAAAAATTGAAGTTTGCTCATTAAAGCAAGAAATTGAAAGGCAGGAAATTGCAGCCAAACCCTCAATTACACCTACTCTTTCTTGTTTTGCTAAAACAGAAAGTGAGTAAGCCATGGCAGTTACTGGAAGCAAGTAATTATAAAACCCGGTAACCCACCAGGCTCCATTATCAAGAACTGAAACAGGGATGAAAAGAAAAACAATCATCCCTAAGGTGGCTGATTTTAAATCAACCCTCCCTTTTATTATTCTTGAAATGCTTATGCATAGTATTGCAACACAAGCTGGAATTCCTATCCTCCAGAAATTGTGATGATTAATTGTTGCAACCATTAAGGCATCAAGAGTAATCCGTCCGCTCCATACTGCGTATCGCTGATACATGTATTCATGTAAAGACATGTAATCAAGGGCATGGGAAAATATAAGGTCGTCTGCGAAGTCCTGTAGCTTTAAATTTGTTCCAATTGAGTAAAGAACTATAAGGCAGAAAAAAACACAAATAGCGTTAATATTTTTATTTGCAAGCATAATCGCCTCTTAACCAATTCCCATCTTTGTCTTGAGAAAGTATTGCTATATTTTTGAATGAATCAAGTTTCGATGTTGGTAGTCTTATTGCAGATACGAAGCCAGAATTATCAAAAAAACCATTATCCCGCATTTCCTTTGTGCCGGGTGAGCGCGGGTAAACCATGGTTTTTAATTGATAGTATTCTCCGCTCTGGCTGTCCTGTGCAAAAACAATTGTTTTCAATTTTATTGAATATTTTGGGGCAGACCATCCTGAAACGTAGATGTAATCTTTTCCTATATCACAAGAATTCACGCCCCATTCTGAAAAGCTCTCTTTAACATCTGGAAGGTTGACAGAATGCTGGTTATTGAATGTTTGAAAAGCCAAAATAAAAAAAAGAGTTGCAATGCCAGCAAATGCTAAGTAGGCAATGTCACATTTTTTTTGTTTCAATTTTCTTTCCTTTTCATGTTACGAGGCCTCTGTTTAACATAACCATAAATTCGGACACATTATTTTTTGCAATTCATTAATGATTCTCATCATCTTAACACTTACCAATCAGGTAACAAACCTAAGATTGCGCCTAAAATTACCAATAACCCATATATGCATATTTGTGTATAGTACCGACATTAACTACGATGGAGGTGAGCTATGCGCTATGCAGGTGGTTTCCATGACTGATCCACTCTCTGTTACAGGCACATCCGCAGTGATTAGCGGACTGAGTGGATCAGCCTGGCTGGCTTTTTTTTATGGTGTCCCGCCTGAGGTGGTGCTTGGCGCTTTTTCTGGTTCAGTAATTTTCGTTACTGCTGCCCAGGAGTACCCGATCAAGAGGCGTCTCATCCTGGCGTTAATCAGTTTTATCGCGGGGGTGATAGTGTCCCGCCCGGCTGCAGCGCTGTTAATCGCAATTATATCGCGGTGGGCTGACGTAGCACCCGGATCGGTAGAGGTTCAGTCAGCCTATGCCGGCGCTGCCCTGATTATGTCTGTTGTTGCAGTAAAACTCTTGATGCGTCTGTACAAGCGATCGGGTGATCCCATGGCGGCTCTCAAGAGGGGTTCCGATGATGACAAGCTATGACCTGCTTCAGGCCTTAAACGCGCTGCTGTGCGGTGTAATCGTTATGCGTCTGGTTACGTTCCGCCGCGAGTCAGCAACGCATAAACCAGCGGGAGGCTGGCTGGCATACGCCATTATCGTAATCTGCGCATCCGTACCTATCCGAATTGCCTACGGCTATCACGTCAGTACTGACTACGCCGATCTCCTCATCAAAATTCTGCTGTGTGGCGCGGTGCTGAAAACGCGCGGCAATGTCATGCAGCTTTTCACCATCGCTCACCGGGGAAAGAAACGTGAAAATTTCCGATAGCTGTATCGCCATCATCAAGCAATTCGAGGGTATGGAGACCAAGGCATATCCTGATCCTGCTACTGGCGGCGCACCGTGGACAATTGGTTATGGTCACACCGGTACAGATGTTCGCCCGGGGCTTGTGTGGAATCAGGCACAGGCTGAGTCGGTTCTGAGGACTGACCTCGCCCGATTTGAATTCCTCGTGAACAACGCGCTTACCACAACTGTAAATCAGAATCAGTTCGATGCTCTGGTGTCTTTCTGCTTCAACGTTGGTCCCGGTAAGAAGGGCGTCAAAGATGGTCTGCTGGTTCTGAAAAATGGAAATCCTTCCAGCCTGCTTCGTCTGACCAATGCCAGAGACTTTGATGCTGCTGCAGGTCAGTTTAAGTTCTGGGATAACGCAGCAGGTAAGAAAATGCGCGGGCTGACCCGCCGCCGCGCTGCTGAAGCATTCCTCTATAGCGGACTGGATGTGGTCACAGCAATTAAACGCGGGCTGGCGGCAGCATGATAGCCGCAGCTGCGTTTATGAAAGCGTACTGGCGTCCATTGGTTGCGGTGCTGCTGGTGGTCGTTGGGTCGCTGACGCTGCTCCGTGTCGGATACGGTGTAGCGGATCGGTCATGGCAGGAGAAGTGGGATCAGCGTGATAAAACCGATGCCGATGCAAAGCTGGCATTCACCCAGGAGCAGCGGCGTATTGAGCTGACCCGCCAGGCGGAAATTGACGCTATTCAGAGAGAAGCTGATGAAGAGAATCGTAAGGCTGACGCTCAGCGCATTGCTGCTGAGCATGCTGCTGACCGGCTGCAGTCGGGAATACAGAACGCCATCACCCAATTACAGCAGCGACGTGGCGACGATACCGGCACTGCCACCAGCGGCAAGAATGGGCGAAACGCGGGCGATCTGCTTGCCCAGCTGTACAGAGAAATTGACTCAACAGCGGGAGACCTGGCAGCAGAGGCTGACCGCCGGGGCCGAGTTGCCTTAACCTGCGAAAGGGCATACGATGCGATCCGCAATTCATCTCTCAATCCTGCACGTAAACAGCCTGAAAAATAGTCACCTTCATCTGGTGACGGTATGGCAGACGGTATGATGCATGCGGTCTATTTATAAAACCTTTAAATTCAAAGGCTATGCACAGCAAAACATAATTGAGTGGGAATAAACCGGCCCATGCCGCCGATTAAGCGCTGATGCAAAAAAGCCCGCTTTCAGCGGGCTTTTTATTGCCTGAACTCCACTTAGATGGGCCATTTTAACCTTTCAGCACATCTATCCCCATCACTGGCGGTTTTCTGTTCACTTTACCGGAAATTGCGCTATTCTCCCTGCAGTAGAAGCCTGCACTTAACTTCCTTTGTGTCCTGCTTTTATTCGCCGCTTCGATAATCCGTATCCCAAAGCCGCCACTTACTGTAACCGCCTGCTACTCAGGCGTTTCGTGATTCTTACGTCATCAGGAATGTTGTCATGCTCTCACTGAAAGTGTTCAGCCTGTTTTTTGTTGCCGTACTGCTGCTGTCGCTGGGGGCCAGCATTGCGCAGGCGACGCGTCACGGCGAAACCGCACAGCCCGGTGGCTGGGCCACTGCCCGGCGGGATTCGTCCGGAATCGCGCCCGATCCGCGTGCGTTATATAACCTGGCTATCGTGCAGGTCTATGCGGCGCCGACCTATGGCTGGAAAGGGCGGGTGGCGGTGCATCCCTGGATCATCTTTAAGCGCGCAGGTGAAACGCGTTTCACCCGCTACGAAGTGATTAGCTGGGGCAGCGGCGACAAAATCCGGCGCAACACCAACCTGCCGGATGGTTACTGGTATGGCGCAAAACCCCGGCTGCTGGTGGAGCATCGCGGACCGGAAGCCGAGGCGATGATTCCGCAGATTGAAGCCGCCATTAAATCCTATCCGTGGCCGACAACTTATCGTGCCTGGCCCGGACCGAACAGCAATACCTTCCTGGCGCATATCGGCCGTGAAGTGCCGGCTTTAAAACTGGATCTGCCCGCCAATGCGCTGGGCAAAGATTACCGGTCACTGTGGCATCCCATCGGGCTGCCGCCATCCGGGCGCGGTTTGCAGGTGTCGATTCTGGGCGTGGCGGGCGTGACGCTGGGCGCGGAAGAGGGACTTGAAGTGAACCTGCTGGGGCTTAATATGGGACTCGATTTTACGCCGTTCCGGCTGCGGTTGCCGTTTATCGGTGGTCTGGGCAATGACAACCTTCAGCAGGACAAACCCTGACAGTCTGGCCCCGTCAGGGGCCATTTTGCGTCAGCACACGCCAAAGTCACCCTCTTCATGATAGAGATTGACGCTCTCTGCCTTCACTTCGATCTCTTTCTTTGCCGCATCATCAACGCGCGCACACCACAGGGTGTCGCCGTCGACGCGCAGTACCTGCATTTTAGGTCCGCCGGTTTTCGACTGAACAAAATCCTCTGCTTTAAACAT